ACAGATTGAAGAGCAGTTGCCATTTCTCCACCTGTTACTGCAAACGTTGCAGGTCCTCTTCTTCCTCTAGTAGCAATTAAGTTACTTGCAGCAAGAATTTTAGTATAAACTCTACGTTGTAGTGTTCCTTGAGTATTTCCACCACCTAGTACGTTAGTCTGTACTGGGAATGGAGCTACAGTAGCAACAGGAATATTAGTAGTATTACCAAGTCCTAAAGGAATTGCAGCACCAGCTACAGCTCCAGCAGCGTTAAACTGTTCTGATAAACTAGTACCATTTACAGCTTGCACGTTAGCAGCGTTAGTTACACCATTTCTAAAGATTCTGTCTAAGATGTATCTGTTGATAGATTGAGTTAACTCATTTACCAATACAGCTTCAACTTGAGCAACAGCGTCAATTCCGAATTGCTTCAGATCTTGAACTTGTTCTCTAGTCACAGCAGCAGCAACTTGGAAAGTTTCAGCAGCTATAGACTTGTTGAATAAACTTAGTCCCATGATGTTATCAACAGTTGATTCACCTACACCTCTTTGGTAAGGATCTACACCGTTAATATTCTGGTTAGCAAATGCAGGCGATCCTGTAGCAGGGTCGTTTGCAGGTTGGAAAGCATTACCTGAGAAACCAGTAATATGGTCTTCTAAAGCTTTTACTAATCCTAATCCAGATACAGCAGCAATTGTTCCAATTTGTAACATTCCAGCAGCACCTAATACTACAGATGATCCAGCTCTTACAGCAGGAGCAGCAGCTCTTACAGCACCATATAAAGCTCCACCACCTACGATAGAATTGTATATAGTTGAACTAGCAGTTTCAGCACCTTGTGCATAAGTAAATCCACCGTTATATGATGGGAAACCTACTAACGCAGTACCTGCACCAGCAGGGTTAGCAATAATTGCAGAATTATTAGCTCTTACTCTGAATATTGGAAAACCATCTATTCTTGAAGCTCCTACAAAAGTTAATTCGTAGTTAGCAGCTTTTAAATCATTAGCAATTGGAGTAGTTGCAGCAGTTGATGAATTAGCTCCATCAGCATAAACTACATCATTCACAACAAAAGTAGTGGCAGCACCACCATTTGCTACAAGAATAGTAGCAACGTTGAATTTAATTAGTAATGGAGAAGCAGTTGTATCAAGTCCACCGTTAATTGGTGCTCCTGATCCTCTACCTCCACCGTATACAAAGTCTAAGTAAGTTAATACTCCCATAGGGCCTTGCATTGGTACAACAGGTACTAAGTCTAAACCTACAGTCTGTGCTGCTACTTGCATTGCAAGTGGTAACAAAGAAAAAGGTCTGTCACCAGATCCAGTTGCTTGTGCTGGGAAAGCATTCATTGATCCAGGGTTTCCTGGCAATGTTACGTTCCCCATACTTTGAACATTCATGTTCGGGTTAAGGTGTACAGTATTGTAAACACTTTCATTAAGGTTGTGGTAATGGCAATACTTAGACATCCAAGATAACTTAGATTTTTCAGTAATTCCAGTACTTTCCTCAATAACAGGTCCCCAAGTCTTTTGAACCTCAGCCTCATTGATTAATTGTTTTGCGTACATTATTTAAAATTATTTTTCGCATTTGTGGAATACTATTAATATTCCGTTTTTAATCGCCTAAGTCCTTTTCTTCTTGACTATTCGATTATATTGTTTAGATTAAATGATTATCTATTTAATCTGAATTTCATTTTTTCGATTAAATCTGCAGAGAAGCTTTCATTTAATAATGGCTCAGCTTTTACTTGAGCAGCCTCAGCAGCAGTTTTATTTTCGTTTAGTGTTTCTAAATTCATTTGAGTATCTCTAAGATCTCTTGTTTGCCAGAAGTTATTAATTCCGTATTGATTACCTACAGGGTGGAATCTAGATTCTGATATGATTTGTTCTTTTCTGTTTTCAGAAAGATTATCCCATTTAGATCTGAATTTTTCTGGCATATCATCAATAAAGTTAATTTCCTTTCTTTCAGTTATAAAACATGAATCCCAAATGTTTTCAGCTTGTATAGTTGACATAATAGAATTTCCATTCATTGATTCAACTATTAAGTTTCTTTTATCTTCAGCTAAAGAATCAAATTCATTCTTTTTAGATTCTGATAAGAAATTCATAAAGTGCATTTCAGTAATTGACTTAGCTTCTGCTTTAGAAATTAAGTTAGATAGTTTTTCACTTATTGCATCTTTATAAGATACCTTTTCTTCTTTAACTGATTCATTTATTGATTCAACTACAGTTTCTTCATTAATTGATTCACCTTTAACAGTATTTGCATTTTCAGCAATATACTCAGAGTATTTAATAGACTTAGTTAAATTTTCACCAAGATATTCTGAATAAGCAATATTCTTATCAACAGTTTCAGCAACATACTCAGAGTATTCAATTCCTTTTTCTAATTTTTCTCCTAAGTAATTAGAATACTCAATTCCTTTATCTGCCTGTTCAGCAACATGCTCAGTATATTGAATAGAACTGTCTAGCTCTTCTCCTAAATAAGAAGCGTAATTTTTAATCTTATCGATATTCTCTGCTAAATAGTCAGAGTAAGATATTCCTTTGTCAAGATTTTCTGATAAGTATTCAGTATAATCAGTTACTTGATTTACTTTCTCTGCAATATGCTCAGTATATTTAACTAGCTTTTCCATTAATTCGTCATTGTTAGAATTTGCAGATTCCTTAACACTGTCTAAAGTATTTTTAACGTACTCGGTGTACTTATTAAAATCTTCAACAGTTACAAATTTGTCTGATGTATTTTCCATTATTAGATCTGTTTTATTTGTTTTATTTATTTCTTCTTCAGTTTCTGCCATTTCATAAATGTATAAACCTTCAGTATCACCGAATCCATAAGATTCGTTTACTTTTGATAATTCAGCATTTTCAAAGCCAGGATCAGCTACTAAGTCATATGTAAAGAATTTTTTAATTTTAACTTTACCAGCTTCATCAACAGTACCAGCAGCTCTACTTGAAATATGTAATGGGATACCATCCTCTATTAATGCTTGAGCCTCTTTTCCTTTTGATGTATTTAGTAATCTGATTCTTCCTAATACTTGTTTCTTACCTTCATCATATTTTAAATCCTCTATGACATGAGAAACATTTGAAAGACTAATATCAAAATCTTTAGGGTGGTCAAGTTCACCTAACAATTTGTTAGTTTTTACTTTTTCTTGTAATTCTTTAATATGAGGAAGAACTTCAGCTTCTTCATATATTCTGTTATTTTTATTCTTTACTCCAATCTCTGTAAATACACCTTCAAGGACAACAGAGCCATCGGCATCTTTTGTCATACTTAAATTAGACTTAGATCTTTCTAGAATTAAAAGTTTCTTATTTGACATCTTTCTAGTATTAATTTGTTTTATATATTATAACTCTTAATAGTTTTTAGATATCCGCTAACGGATCATCATCTATACCATCATCTTTCTTCTCAGGCTTAAAATCTTTAGGATTAGCCCCTAACAAGATCTTTTCAATATCTTCTTCTTTATAACCATCTGCTTCTAAGTCCGTACGTTCCTTAGCTCGAGCATTGGCTTTAATATCATCACGTGTAAATCCACCATATCTCTTAATTAAGAATCCTAAATCAAAATATGGTATTTCTTCCATATCAGCGGTCATTGTACTTAATTGTGTTTTCATATTACCTATAAAATCAACACGTTTAGTTTGAAGTTCCATTTCTTTCATTTCTTCAAATACATTATCCTTCATGAAGTTTAATCCTAAACCTGCTTTAAATGCAATATCATTTTTTAATTCTGGATGATTAAGACACATCTGAAGATATACAGGTTTAACTAATATTTCTTGGAATATAGATCTTAACCTTGAAATAAATCTACCAAACTTAATTTCATCTCTTAACATACCACTTGCTTCCATGTCATAAGTATTACCACCTTCTCTATCAAACCTAGAAAATGGTATCTTAGAGGCTAATTGTAATTTATCAGAAAAATATTTCAAAGATTCAGTATCACCTAAATCAGGACCGTCTCCACCGATAGTTTGTATTTCTGGTGATTCACCATCTTTAGAAGGTAACCAGTATTCTTTATTGAACGGCATCATTGGTTTACCGTTGGTTTGAATCTCACCACTTTCAAAGTTAAAGTCTACAACCTCACGATATGAATTCATTAATGTTGCTAGAGATTGCTTTGCTCTTGTTTTAGATTTACCACCGACTGGTATTGTAAACTGTGTTTTAAATGAAGCATTAGATACAGCCCAGATAATTCTACTATGTTCCATTATTCTTAAAAGATTAAAAGATCTTATTAATCTTTCAACATAAGATATTCTCATTGGAGAATTTACTGAAGAATATGAAATGTATATTATTTGAGAATCCCATAATGTTCTTTCCTTTGCACCTTCACCTTTATATTGAATCCAAACTTTTTTACCATCATCAGTATCAATACCTGGCATTAATGAAATTGGATCTAATTCTTTAAAACCGATAATTTCTGTTTGCTTATCATTATAAACTATTTCAAATGCAAGATAACCGTCTATTAACCATTTTCTAAAATAATTCCAAGGAGCAACCATATCATTAAATCCAAAGTAATTATAGATATTATTATATACATCATTAATCTCTTCTTCTATTGACTCTCCAATATGACCATTAAATTCTGCATAAGCCATATAATTTGATTCATCAAATACAATTGCTTCATCAGTTAATACATCTAAGATATCTTCTATTTCATCTTGTACTGCAAAGGTTCTAAGTTGATCTCTTTTTCTAACATAGTCTTGATCAAAGAATGCAATATTCTTTTTTAAGTTTGTATCAGTTAATGACAGTGCAGCAAATGCTCCATACATATCATCACCATCTGATCCCATTGGATTAAACGAATAACCCATTTGATTTTCAGTAAAGCCTACTGCTCGTGAATTACGAATGATCATATCATCGTATGCCATTCCTAAATTAGAAAGATCTTTTAGAAGTCTTCTTACTGGATTTCCCGTACTTAAAGGACCTCTTCTATCTGTAAAACCTGCCATAATCTATTTTTTTATTAGTTTATATATTCTTATAGTATAATGCTTGGGCTTGATTAATATTTCCACCATAAAAATCGCTTTCATTATTAACTCCCCCAACATACCAATCCTCATATCCTAAAACATAAGGGTTTTTCATTTTCTTTATTATATACTGTCTTGTACAGTAAGTTAAATTATATTTTTTGCCAAATGCTTGTTTGACAAATTCCCACCTAAAGGCTGTAATAGGTGCCTGTGATTCAGGATTACCTAATGCTTTACCTTTAGTTAAAGCTGCTATTTGTGTTTTTAATGATACTGTAAGTTCTGTTAAAAAAGGTATTCTTGCTTCATACGGCATATAATGTAAATTAATACCTAATTGGTGTCCATTATCAGATTCTCCTAAACCTATAACTAGTGGGTGTGAATCATAAAAAGCCTCATCTTTAGTGTAATAATAAAAACTATACATTTTACCAGGATTTAAAACACCATCAGACTTTGCAGAAATTCTAGGTATATCAATTTGTGATTGTTTAGACGCACGAGTTCTACCTTTACTTTCTGCAAGATAAAGTTTTAAGTCTTCTGTAAATGATCCTATTAAAGCCATTAGAATAATTTTGAATCTTCAGTTAATAGCATTACTTTACAATTTCTTTCTTTTGCCATTTTATTTAGTGCATTAGTTTTACATAAATTTCTAACATATGATTCATATGCATATTTAAAATTCTTTAGCGCCTTTGCCGTTTTTCTTTTAGGTTCCTTAGGTTTTTGTAATTGAGCCTTAGGTTTTATTTCTACTACATATTCTTGAGTCTTGTCTCCTTTTTTCATTTTAAAGAAAAAATCAGGATAATACTTATGAAACTTATTATCTAACAAATTAAAATAAGGTATAGAGAAAGGTTCTGATATCCAGTAAATCACATCCATATTATGATCGCACCAATAACAAAATTTTCTTTCCCAACTACTTCTATATATAATTGGGCCTTCGCCTCTATACTTTTGAGGGTATTTAGGTTTATAATAACCTTGTTTAAATCCAGACTTTGAATTAGGTTTTACCTTTTTAATGCTCATAGGCAATTAACTATATTGTATAAATTCCTTCACTGTCAGCACTACCATTAATTGATACAGTACCATGATATTTCTTTGGATGTAATTTATTCCAACCTTTTGCGAATCCTCTTTTTGCTATTTCAGTAAAGTAAGCAAACGCATTAGTACTTTTTTCAGGATTAAAATTTCTCCAATATCTATAAAGATCCATATAAGCATAAGCAATACAATCTTGCCTATCTTCTGGATTTCTATATGTTAATTTTCTAGAACACTTATCAGCTAATAACATTAGGAATTCTAAGGCCTTTGGTGTTAACTCGTCTTGCTCTTTTGATAAAACAATTTGATCTAATAAATCTCGATTGTTTAAATAATTTCTTTTCCTTGCCATTAACTTTGTTTTATTTATTATTATATACAAGAAAGGACCGATTGTTTAATTCAATCGGTCCTCTAATTATTGTTATTAGATGTAGAGTTACAGTTTAAATTTTAACTTCTAAATCACCTTTAGGCATTACTATACTTTTTCCATTCTTAGGAATAATTACACTTAACATATCATCATCACCTAATGAAGCATATTCTTCAGCAGAAACTAATACTTCTTGTCTTACTTTAAGACCTTGACTAGCCGTTTTAACTGATGCTTCTACGAAACCATCATTTAAATAATCGTCTTTAGTTTTTTTTTCAGAAATATATGAATTAGCTAATTCTTTTTCCTTTCCATTTAACTCTTCAGCTAATAAATTTAAAGCTTCAGTTAATTCTTCAGTTTCACCTAACTTTTTAATAGCAGCTTCAACTTCAGATTTCTTTTCTTCTAAGAAAGAAATAGAATCAGTAAGATCCTTTCTTTTGCTTTCCTCGATTGCTTTATCATTATTTTCTGCAATTAATTTTTCTGAAAGAATTGGAGAAACATCAAAGTTAATAAATTCTTTTACTACTTCAACTGTTTTTGTAGCAGTATCTATTTTTAACATTTCATTTAGTTGCATTCCAGGATTTACTTTATTAATAAAGAATCCTTCGCTTACTCCAATCATTGTTAAAAATACATCTACAAATTCTTGATTTTGGATGGTTGTAAAATTGTCCATTTCAGCAAGTAAATCAATTGATTCAAAGAATTTGCAAATTTTATCATTTTGCCATTGGTTTCTATATCCTGAGAAGTTAGTTGCCAATAAAGCTTCTTTTAATTCAATTATACTGTAGTTAGTCATATTAACTTTACCCATTGTTAAAGTTCCTTCAGTAATGTTATATTCTAATGATTTATTATTTTCTCCATGTAATGAAAGAATGTTTCCGTTTCTTGAAAACATATTTAAACCTTCAGATACATCGAAGAACCTTGGATCAGTTACATTAGCTTCAGTAATGTTAGTTCCATTATAAGTATAATTTTTTCCGTGTAAGTGGAATGTTAAACCTTCTTCAGATTCTAATACTGGAGAAAGAACAGATACAACTTTACCGTTTGCAGTAGATGCAACCTTTTGATCTTCAGCATTCATTTCATTTACTATTTGCTTAGCATCTATTGACCATGGGTGCTTTGCAGCAACGATAGAAAATTTAGATTTTACATCTGATTCATTTAGCAAAGAAACTAAATCGGAATTAAGTGATTCTATTAATTTTCCTTTTTGATTTTCTGTTCTTGCAATAGATTCACTAATTCTAAATTCCCATTTAGCATTATTGTATGATTCCATTATATACTCTCTTAATTCAGAAATTGGATTTAACCAAGTTGACTGTGCTAATTTAGTATACAAGTTTCTTGCAATTTTAAATTTAAGATCTGGGTTAACTGAATTTTCTAATTCCTCGCTAATAGCAGAAAAGTCTGCATTTTTCAGTTTCATTGGAAATGCAGCTATTGCATTTTCTAAAATCGTTAAAGATTCTTTAACAGAATACGAAACTCTGGAATTGTCATTATCCATTGCCTTTAGTCCATTAATACTATCCACAACGTTTTCGTATAGGTCTGTTAATGTAAATTTCATTTTATTATGATTTTTTTGATTGTTATTTTCAGTGTATATATTAGACTGACTACTTATTGCATGGTATTTTGCAATACCGCTCATTGCCATCTGCTGTGGAATACCCATTCCTACTAGGATTGTCATAACTTGTTGGTCTGTCATGGCACCACCGTGAGTGATTTTACTACTTTGGTTTTGTCCAGTTGGAACTACATCTGACATTTTGCCACTTTGCTTAAACAATACATGGATTATATCCAATAATTGTTGCTTAGGATTATTGAGATAAGGAGCACTAGTATTTACACCAGGCTGAGCATCAATTGCCCCATCTGCATAAACTTGTGTTTGTCCTTCGTTAACTATGTTTTCCATATTGCACTATTTGATTTGTTTTATATATTATAAGTCTCTTTGATTAATTGTATCACCCGCCAAAGCCATCGTCTACACTCCCTAAACCTGATTCGTCTACCTTAGGTTCTGCGTTAGCATTTCTATAATTTAAGCTTTCTAATGATTCTGGAATTATTGGAGCTGATGTTATTGACGATTCAGTATAAGGACCGCCAGTTTGTATAGCATCTGGGTTAATATAACCTTTATTACTTAGTAGTCCACTCGGCTGAACTTTTAATATACTTTCTTGTGTAATTTCAAACTTCTGAAATATTCCACCAAAGAATATACCTAATTCATTATTTGCACCTGCTCTTAGCATACCTACACCTTGTGCATTAGGATTAGCTTTAATAGCTTCCTTAGTCATAAGACTTACCTCAGGAGTTAAAACTCCACTTTCAAATACTGGCATGAAAGAAGATACTTCAATAGGAAATGTTACACTCCATTCTTTTTTGTCATTTAGCTGAAATTCAAATAATTTATTCTGAGTATAATCTTCTGGGACTGCAAATGTTCCAGCAACCCTCATCATGCCTAAATCAATTTGAAATAGTGTATTTTTATAAAGTCTGCTCATTAAAGATTCTGTTACCTTTAACATTTCTAAATTAGAAGAGCATACTACAGTACAGTCAAAAGACATACTAAGAGGAAGAAAGTTTGTCTCCATTGAAAAAGTTTTTAAGATTCCTTCCCATTCTTGTACAAACTCACTTCTAGCAAACTTATTTGTTTGATTACCCGAATCTATGGATATACCAGTTAACTGTATTATACCTCTTGGTACAACTTCATAATCACCAATAGCCTTACCATTAGCTTCTGCATCAAACAAAAAATTATCCATTAAAAATCTACCGTCTCCTGTTATTGAATAAAAGAAAGGTACTGGAATTTTCTTTAAATTATCTTCATCTATTTGATTATAATAATAGACTTTATCTTTTAATTCTGCCAAGAGAGCTACTATAATATAACGCAGTATAGTATTATCCTTATTAAATTCTTGATTATATGCTGACATTAGTCATTTTTAATTTTTCTTGTATTATATTTATCCAATAGTTTCAATTGTAAATTCGCTAAAACCTGCATCTTTTGTAATTTCTAACTTTTTATCAAAATATTCACTAGGTAATACTGTATGATTAATTACAAATGTATTTAATCCAATATCTTGTATAGTATCATGTAAGATATTAATTATATGATATACACCATCTGAATCAATAGAAGAAAAGATTTCATCTAAGAATAGAATATTTAGAGAAGGAAATCTAACTTTAATCATTTTCATTAAAGCCATAATAATTACAAAGTCTACTTTTTTCTTTTCTCCTGTACTTAATGTCTTTGCACTAATTTCGGTTCCTAGGTGATGGAGTGTACAATAAAACTTTTCATTAAATCTAATACCAAAAGGAATCCCCATTTCTCTACCCATTAATAATATATGATTATTAAATGAAGGAAGTATAGATCTTACTGCTAAATTTTTAATACCATCTTCACCCATTAGGTTTTCAAGTATAGTTAAATAAAAATCATCAGCTTCACTTTTTAACTTACTAGAAGACTTTTCTGTTTTACGAATTTTAAAATCCTTTACTAATTGCTTCAGGTTAGTTGATGAATCTGATTCATCCTTTTCAGATAATTCAATTAATTTAGATTTAAGGTTCTCCATCTGTGTTTCTAATTGACCAGCCTTTACATGAATTGTTC